ATCTCCACATCAGCCACACCTCTGCGCCTAGATAAACAAACAGCCAGAGCAGATGCCGCAATATGCGTTTTACCTGCTCCGGCTGGTGCTTTCAGAATACCTCGCTTGCTCTTACTTAAAAAGTAAATTGCCCGTTGTTGGTATTCTCTGACTTCCATCTTACCAAGGGTCTTCCTCTGTTTCGATTACCTCTGGCTGGCTCATGCCTTCTTTAAATAAGATATGATTCTGATCATATACAAAGCCACTAAATCCGATCTCTGGCCAATGCTTATTTGAATCGGATCGATCAGGTGACATCTCAACTATGGCAGTGAATTTTTTATCTTTTACAATTTCAAAGAATGCTTGCGGATCTTCAGAGTCTAATTGGTCCCTAAAGATTTTGACGCCGCATGCTTTGAGATACATAAAGATCAATGTGCGTGCCTTGTATTGAGAGGTTGGCAATGCCAAGTCTCCCCAAAAGAATGTTTTGCGCATTGTTGCGCCATCCTTTGTTGCAAATGTGCATTCAAATAGATCAGTGCCATCGCGCTGGTTTACCTTGTGAGATACATTTGTTGTTTTAAACTCATACTTGCCAGCTTCAGTAATGTAGCTGCTGCCTGTTGAGTTTGCGTCCTCTTCTGTTGCGATATATTTTGCCATGATTTTTAGTATGCTTTGATTTCTTCCCAGGCTTTAATGCCGGGTATTGTTATTGTTAATTTTAGAGCTGCCCGAATCTTTGATTCATTTGGACTGAAAAGATCGGGCCGTGCTGCCATTAGTTTGGCTTCACTTTCGACCTCGAACTTGATTGTTTTGCGAACCTTCACACCAGCAACTGCATCATGCTTCGATGCTGCTTCTTTGCGCAGAGTTGCAATCTGCGCTTGTGCATCATCCATCAATTCAGTGTTGTCACTGTCGGCATACAATAGCTGTGCCGCTTCTGCCATCACCTGTTGCTCTTGGATTCTAGCTTGGCGTTCTGCTGCAATCTTCTTATCACGTTCCACGATCTGAAACGCTCCAAGCAATTGAGCAATCCGGCTTTCCTCTGCTTTAACATCTTCAATGTAATCTTTGGCAACGCCGTCAATCTGTCTGCCAATTTCAAGCACTGGTGCTTTGGCATCCTTTCTTGATTCCTCAATGCCTTTGATTAGATGACGCAATGCAGATTGTGCTTCTGCTGCAATTGTTGCTTCAAAGCCATCGTCAACAGTTTGAATGCCTTTAGATGACATCAATGCTTCAATCTTCATCTGCTCGGCTTCAGCAATGATCTCAATAGTCACGCCATTGATCTTTGGATGTGTGATCAGATCGCTCATTTTGATACCGCCTTTCTAAATGCATCAAATCCAATTTCCATTTTGGCTTGGATGTTCTGCGGCAAGTCTCGCCATGTTTGATCAAGGTCGAGGTCAATGTTTCCCTTGTTGGTCCAATACAGATTGGTTCTGTATTCCAAGTCATTCTCAGCAATCAAGCTTTCAAGATGCGGCCGCTGTGCCATATCTTCGACTTCAATTGCATCAACATCAGTTGCTGGCTCTTCCAACTTCTTAGGCTTCTTTGGCTTTGGCTTCTTTGCTTCAGCAATTGGTGATGCTTCTGCAATATCAATTTCCTCTGGCACATAAACGCCTTGCACAATCTCTGGCGCAATGGCTCGGAGTGTTTCCGAGATACATCTTGCTCGAAGCATTGCAGCCGGCGTCTTATCCCATGCAGAACCCTTGCGGACCAATCCGGCCCGCTGTGCGTCATCCATTGAGAAGCTGCCTTTGATCTTGTTGCCTTCAAAGTCAAAGACGGCAGATTGCACAGCCTCATTCTTTAAGTCATCCCAGGTGACTTTGCCACCTGCCCTGCGGAAGTCAGCCAGCATCGCATCTGCGCGCTTGGTCAACTTGCCTTTTACTAAGTGGTAGTTCTTAGCCATCTCTAGTGGCGGCTTATTCTCAGCCATACATTGTAAGGCAAAGATCATTCCCGCTTCTTTTGATTCGCATCCAAACATCCCAGATCGACAAATAGCGTTGCCGAATAAATCAATGCCTTTTGCATCATTGATCTTATCATATGCACTAAGTTGATTCATCTAGTGCCTTTCTCATCGACCACAATACTGACCTGTGGCGCTTGTTTATGCCTTGGAAAAACTTGCAACCGGAATACGCGTATTCCTTTCTCTTCTAGTTCTTCCAATATTGCTTCAACCCTAGATTCGGCCTCAGCTTTGATTTCCTTTATATCATTCATATTTACCTTTTGTTTATTATTAAGTGACTTTAGTAGTCACTGGCAGGAATAAATGAATGACTTAATGCGCGTCAATACATATAGAACAAATTTAAATTATAAATTCATCATTGTCGTCGTCGTCTTCCCATTCGATTTCGTAGTCCATGCTTTCTATATCTTCAAATTCTTTTATCATATTGAGCGCCTCAGTGTATAATGCTTTCTCGACTAAATCATTGTCTCCGTCGCGCCATACGTTTCCTTCTTCGTCTTGTATGACGATTGCGTAGTGCTGGAAGTGTTCGCCTAAAATAGCTTTTACTTGCTCAAATGCGTTCTCTTCAGTCGTAGGCATTAGATGATTTTTAGAATGATTCTTGCTGCTGCTTCTTCGTCGCTTGCGTCAATCATTGCGTCCATGTGCTTAAACCTTATTGGCTGTTCGCTTTCGTGATTGTCGCTGCCGTATTCAAATCCATCCCTTGCAAGTCGCACGACTTTACCTTTCTGCTGATTTACCCAAAGCGCCTCGTTGTCGAATCGGCAATCGTCAATCACGATAAGACGCGCTCCGTCTGCTTTTGATTTTTCAATTCTTTTCTGCATGGACCAGAGCCAAATATCCTGTGCGACCATGTTGCGGCCCCAGTCCGTCCCAAGGGTCTGCATCAATTGCCTAGCGCTCTTACCAATCCCAGCAATCTCTTTTTCTTTTATAGATTGATCGTGCAGGTTAATCATATCAACACCAAGAGCCAGAAGCATTGAGCGCATCGGATCAGCGAATGACATTATATGAGTTGGCACATCTGCGGCATCTGCGATTGCATTTGCAACAGTAGATTTACCGACCATTTTAGGTCCGGTTAGAGCAAGTATTTTCATACTGACTTATAGAACCTGGTAATTAATCCTTCAGTCTTGTGGTATTCAAATGCGCTTGCGCCCTTCTGGCTGCCGACAAAGCCAGCTCCGGAATGCCACGCATCTGTGGCGCAAAGTGCTTCCAAGTATTCAACCACCAAGCCTGACTGCTCATCAATGACAACTGGCGCAATGGTTTTTTTGTGATGGATGTGACCCATCTTTAAATGCCTGTATTTGGTTGCACCCCACTCTTTGGCAAACTCTGCCGCAATAATCATTGGCCATTTCTGTGCTGCGATCCTGTCGCCGTGCGTCCACAATAATAAATTGTCGCCGAACACCATGTGCTTTCTAGGTGATGGATCAGACTTTACCTTGATGTTTGGGCATTGGCTGTAATAGGCATCCAGAACCCTTGCAAGCCACACCTCGGAGTGCCACGAGTGATTGCCCTCTAGCACCACAATCTCAACTTCTGCGGCTACTGTTGCGGCAATATCAACTACATTTGTGCAAGCCTTAATTAAGTATTCAACGACGCGATGATATCGAGTATCAACATCTAAGACATGGCCACTGGCTTCTGTCTTATTGCTCCGGTTGTCGCTGTGCATCATGTCGCCACCAAAGACTAGAACGCATTTGGCAGGTCGCCTGGCTCTGGTCGCTAATCCTTCAGCAGCTTCAACCATTCTGGCCGCCGCAATGTTGCAGTCATAGTCGGCATCTTTTGTTTCTCTTTCATCAGCATACATGCCCACATGCGCATCAAAAATATCCATTTCAAACAGGAAGTCATCTGTATCTGTTTTGCGAGATTTACGCACTGGCGCTTTGCCCTTTTCTTTGACTTGGTCGCAAAGACCATCAACAAAGTCTTGCATGCCCTGCGCTTCTGGAAAGAGCCGGCGCCATTCTTGGATGACGTTGCCGTTGCCATCATATTGAACAGTTGTTTTGCCAACATTTAAATGTGCAGGAGTTGGTGCTGATGACTTCCACGGAACTTGGCCCAACCTTTCCAGCCTTTTTAAAATGCCTCGAATGGTTGATTCACATTTGCCAAGCTTCTTTGCTGCGCCGCGATAACTGCCAGCTTCAAGATAAGCATCAATAGCTTCTTTTTGTGTATTTGATAAAAGCATATGTGCATTATGTTTTGAGTTATTTTTTAATAACTCAGTTTTGATTAATGTAAGAGCTGCCGGAATATAAGCTTACAATTGGCGATGCATTAATATTCTGTCAACTTTTGTCTATTTTTTGAAACTTTGGCCCGGCAATCCTAACTGCTAAATACATAAAGCGACACTTCCACCGTGGCACTCCGCAGACTTGCATCGCCTCGCGAAAGACTTTGGCCGCCGTAATGCTATCCACTTGATGCGTCACGCAGAACCAATCATGCACAATTGCCGCCTTTAGATATTTGCCAAATGGTGGAAAGGCTGACCAAAGAAAACGAGGCACGCTGGCACCATCTGAAGCAAAGCCGACCGGAACAATGATATATCCAGCGATGTCTGACTGATAAAGTAAATCATTGTCCAATATAACTACGCGAATAAACTTATTGCCGCGCATCTGCTTAGAAATGCGTGCATCCAGCTTATTTGCAAAGATACTCACTTAACTTGAGATGAACCAAAGTAGAACCCGACGATGGCTAAAGCTGTCTGGCGGATCTCTGGTAGTATTACAAAACCTTGGACAGTGGACCATTCTAAGTGTTTGAATAGCCCTAGAAAGCCTTTTGATTCTGTCTGAATGCTGACACCTATGTCCGTGAATGCAAAAACGAATGGCGCCAGAACAATGGCAAAGATGACAGAAAATGTAATAACTCGACGCATATAGACACCGCCACGAGCTGCTGCCTTGTCCGCTGATTCGTCCGCTATTGTCTGACGGGCAATCATACGTTCAAAGAGACGAGCCTGATTGTCGGCCTGTGCCGCTATCATTTTCATCACAAAGCCGCTTACGCCGCCTCCTAGCATTGCTAATAGTTCTGGTGTCATAGGTTATTTGTCCCGGAGTTCCTTGATTACCTTGATTGCTGATGCAGTCATATAGATGAGGGTCGCAAGACCCACAGCTATTCCCAGAGGATTACCGTAACCAAGTTCAGTGGTAGCTATAAAGCCACCTGTCCCTATGGTTGATTTGTAGATAAGGTCGTGCATCATACTTCTTCAATTTCTGGGTCAGGTGGTAGTAGTGCCAGGAATGCAGCTTTGTCTACGACTTCGCATTCTTCCAGTTTAGCTTGGTCAAGCATCTCCCACAGTTCGTGGTAGATCCCGCCTACGCCGACCTCTGTGTAAAGGTCACAGCAAGCACCGTAGCGTCCGTCAATCAACAGCACTGGGCTGATGTGGTTGCTAGTAGTCAAGGTGTCCTGCTTGGCAAGCATTGAGTCCCGCAGTTCTGCTGGAATCAAAAGATAGTTGTAGCTGTTTTCTTCAGCCGTAGGATTAGTCGCTAAGTATTCTGATGGGGTCATAATTAAATTGCTGCGATTTCTGTGATTAAGGTGTCTTGCAAGCCCTCTAAGGTTGCGAGGTCAAGCGCAGGGCCAGCGTGGTAAGTTGCTAGGCGACAGTTTAACTCTCTCGTTGGAGATGCGCCCTCGGCAAAGATAACAAATTCGCCAGATGTAGTGCCAGTCGATGCGTCTACAATTGTATTACTTGATCCATTGTAGTGATCGAAATTTGCAGAATTATCCCTAGACACACCATATAAAGCGTTAGATTGCGCTATAACTCCACCATTAAGACCTGCGGAGTTCATTCGTATATACCCCGATACAAATGACGATATTGACCCGCTTACTACTCCATTACCGTAATAAGCATCATTCGTTCCAGTTTCTGTTACATATACCGAAACGGAAGCATCATCCTGTGCTAAGTCTGTTCCAAGAACAGATGTCTCAATATACTTGGTCAAGGCATCACCCTTTAGACCAGTCAACTGATTCAAATCACCCGCAACAAAGTTGTTGTTGGTCAACGTCGGCATTGTGGACTTCAACGGAAC